CGCGACCCCCGACAGCGCGACCTGAAGTTGATACCTGCCAGCCATGACGTTCACGTTGATGTCCCCGGCCGACCCGCTGGAGTTGTCAGCCTGCGAAATCGCGTGGCCCTGGAACTGGTCGCCAGACACAAGGCCCCTGGCGTATCCGCCGGAGAGACCGACCATGGCGCCCTCGTAGATCTTCGTGGAAGCCGCCACGGGAAGCGCCGCCACCTCTCCAAGAACTTTCTTGAGAGGGCTATCAGCTGAAAGTGCCATATTGAAAAACCTCCTGTTCGTTTATTCGCGAGTATCGCTTACAGCTTCCTGAAGATCTTGACCGATCCCCGGGAATCCGCCTTGCGGAAGCCGATGTAAGCCTCCACGCGGCCGAATTCCTCCTGTAGCTCCTTGCTCCGGTTGAATTCCGCCCGCCACTTCTCCTCGCCTTCCGGCATCAGGGACACGGGGTCCGCCGCCGCCGTGACGTTCGCGCCCGTCTCCGGGGGCGACGCCGCCTTCAGCGCCTCGAGCCGGCTGGCCTTCTTTTCCTTCTCCGCCGCGATGAACCGCTTTCGGGCCTCGTCCGCGGAGAGACCCTCGGAGATGCACTGGTTCACGAGCTCCTCCATGCCGGAAAACGCCGAAGCCCTGATCTCCGAGATCCGCGAGCGCTCCGCCGCCGTGGCAGCCTCCGTGATCTCGCTCACGAGCGCGGCGTACAGCTCCGGGTGCTCCGCCATCAGTTTTGCCTTGTCCATCTTGTCCTCCTTCGCTTCCGTTTGATCTTCTTCTTCCCGCACTATCTCGACCTGGTGCTCCGTGGACCCGGACATGGAAATTGCCGCGGTGTCGCTGTCCGCACCGATACTGCAAAAACTCGTTTCCCCGACGAAGGACTCGCGCCACACCTCGCACGGACCTTCGTAAGTCCTGCCGTTGGCCTCGAAGGTCCCCTTCGACACAATCTCGACCCGCTTCGGCCAAACGCCCACCGAGGCCTGCCAGGGGAAGCCCTCGTCCGCCAGCCGCAGGACCTCCTCCGCGTCCTTCGTCGAGCGGGAGAACGGGCCCTCGATGATCAGCGTCCCGCCCTCCTTGCGGAATTCCTCGCCCCATCCGACGACCCTGTCCCGGGCGTGTTCGCGCAGAATGGGCATCTTCTCCTTCATGGACATGCCCGCCACGTCGATGACCAGCGGCCCCCACCACGTCTCAACCTTCGCGCCCGTGTAGGCGTGGATCCGAAACCGCCGCGGCTGTTCCTCCGTCTCGGGCCGCGAAAAACCGACGCCGCTCAACATCCGGTAGGTGCTCCGCTTACCTTCTTCGATTTTTCTGGCCATTCCCGCCACCTCCGTCAGAATCGTCCTGTGCATCGCGCCTGTCCGCGCCGGATTTCTTGTCCGACGGGATGGGGATGCCGAGTTCCCTCATCTTCGCGTTTTCCCGTGCGCGCTGTTCGAGAACCTCCTCCCAGTCGTACCCCTGCGCCGCGCACTCGTCAGCCAGCGTCGTGACGTTGATCGCCATGCCCTCGCGGGATGCCTGAGCCTCCTTGAGAGGATCGACCCAGGGCCTGCCGGGAGCGATCCACCGGGCCCGGCAGAACTCCGGCTTCCATTCGAGGAAATCCCGCGCCGGCAGCTCGTCCCTGATCCACGCCTCTTCCATGAGGGATTCCCATACCGGCTGGCACAACCGCTTTCCCAGCCAAGCCTGCCAGAACCCGAAGAACTTGACCGCTTCAATGAGGGCCGCCCTCGCGCTGGAGTAGTTGGTTTTCGAGAAATCCTTCGTGAGCATCTCGTACGGAAGGCCGAGGGACGCGCCGATGCCCCGCAGCACCCGCTCGACGAAGGGCTCGAAATTGAGGCCGGGCCTGTCATGCTTCGGAAATTCGATCTTCTGGCCCGGCGCGAGGTATTCAACCGCCCCCTGCTCCAAGCCCTCGATCTGCTTGTAACTGGTGCCCGTGCCATCCGTGCGGGAGTACCGACCCTGTGCCGCGTCGTAGGGGTTCTCCGTGGTGATGAACACCGCGAAATAGCTCGCCACCTTCATGGCGACCAGCTCGCCCTCGATGTAATCCGCTAGATGCTTGAACAGGTCCATGGCCGGCGCGAAAAACGGGACGCCCCGCGATTGCCCCGGACGCCTGACGGGAAACAGGTGCAGGACGTTCCGCCTGCCAAGCTCGTTCCACGCCGGGACCCGGACGTAATCGTCAACCGGCCGCGTGCCGAACCCGTAGTCCCCGGGGTGCGTCTTCTTGATGTGGTACGCGACGACCTGGCCGGCCTCGTTGTACTCGATCCCGTCGCGCAGCTCGTTTGCGATCTTCTTGTTCGGCGGCGTCCCCAGCCTGTCCGCCTCGATGACCTCCAAAGATAACAGATAATCCCGGTGCGGAGATTCGACGTACCTCGGCACGACGAGAACCTCCCCGTTCTCGAGGATCTGCCGGATGACCAGCAGTTCGATCTCGTCGAAATCGAGCTTTTCCTGATAGTCGGCCATCGGCGACCACCGGCGCCATACCCGCTCCGCCGCCTTTGCGAAGGCCGCTCCCTCCTTCTCCGTCAACCCCAGCGCGTCGATGTCAGGCCGGGCCTGCGGGCGGATTCCCGTCCCGACGACGTTATAACCGATGCTGTCCGCAAGCCCTGCCGCGTGCGGGTCGTTCCGCACGAGATCCCGCGACCTCTCGCGGGTCGCAGGCAGATCGGACAAGATGTCGAAATCGGGCGAGCCCCCGCCAGGCTGCCAGTACGCCTTCAACCGTTCCGACGACGCCGCGCGGTACCCGGACAGCCTGCGGCCGCGGTGGGTCAGCAGATCACGGTACAGCGCCCTGCGGAGCGCGGCCCCGGGCGAAAAAACAGCGACCAGCTTGTCCAGCCTGTCGCCTAGCGTCACGCGGGGCGCGTCAGTCCGTCGCTCCCTCATTTGCCCTCACCAAATTCAATGTAGTTGCGGGTGATCCGCGCCCCTGACAGGCTCGCCTCGTAGCGTTGCAGCAGGTACTTCTCCCTCTCGGTCAGCTCCCGCAGGTTCGCCTTCGTGACCGTCACTCCGTCAATCGTGTAAGACTGACCGGCCATGACCGCCGTTATGGCGTTCTGCACCTCGATCAGCTGCTCCTCGACAGTCTTGACTGGCATCAGCCCTCCCATGGAAAGGGGCCGGGGGCCGGGCCGTCGTTCCGACCCCCGGCAGAGGATGAGAAATGGAGGTATCGTTGTCGCATCATAACACGGGTTTTTGCCGCCAAGCCTCCACCGGACGGAAACGGACGGAAACGGACGGAAACGGACGGAAACGGACGGAAACGGACGGAAATTTAACTTGACAACCCTATTTTTCCGTGCTCGAAAACAACGCCTCGGCCTGCGCCTTCACGCGCCGCCGAAGCCACTCGTCCATCTCCTCCGAGTGCGTGACGTACTGCTTCCCGATCTTCGTGATCGGCGCGTTCTCCACGATCAACTGGTAAAACAGGTCCTTGCCCATCCCGTAGGCCTCGCAGATCCGCTCCCTGCTCACGATCAACGGCATCCCCACGTTACCCCCTTCCACGAAACCAGTCGCTACGCTTCGGGACGTATTCCTTCCCTGCCCCGCGGTCCGCCGGCTCCCGGAAATCCGGCTGGGGCCTGTCGGGCAGCAGGTTCACGCCGCCGCCCGGCCACGCCGGGTCCGCGCAAGCCATCGCCAGCACTTCCGCGTCGAGAAGGTGGTTCGCCTTCCTGACGCGCACCCATTCCTCCACGCCGCGGCGGTCGCGCCGCTTCTCCTCCGCCAAAATCTGCCGCACGTAGTCCACGCCAGTCTCGCAGTGCAGGTACGCCGCGTGCGGCCCTCCAGTGATCGCGTTGTTCAACCTGAAGAAAAACGCGTCCTTCAGCTTCGACGTGTCCAGCATGACCAGTTGCAGACCCGTCCCCAGCGACTTGCCGCTCGGCGTCTTGTCAATCGGCTTGCTGTACTTGAAGTAGCCGCCCAGCGGGTGGCTCGACCCCTTCGTCCCGAAGCACCGGCATCCGCGGCCGATCCCGTTCGACCTGAGCCAGAAGTACACCTCCTCCGTCCGGCTGACGAAATTATCCTCGTCGTCCACGCCAGCCTCCCCGCCGCCCGTGTCAATCGCCGCCCTCCAGATGTAAAACGGATCCCCGCGCACCTCGGATTTGAATTCCGCCTGGAACAGCAATTCCTCGAGATCCTCCCACCGGGGCAAAAACCCGTACTGGACCAGCCAGCTCGTGTAATCCCTCGCGTGCGCCCGGACGACGTACCAAAACCCGAGCTTCTGCACGTCAACGCCGCACGTCAGCGCCACGGCCTGCTCCGGAACCTTCCCGGGCTGAAGCCCGCATCTCGCCCGGAGAACGTCCGTTTCGTTCGAAGACGTCACGACGATCCGCCACGGCTCCGCCAACGTCGAGTTGATGAAACCCTGCAATTCGCGGGGATCGCTCTGGCACGCTATCCAATCCTCGACCAGCTTCGGGATGTTGCCAGACTTGCCCAGCAGCGAATACAGGCGGTTGATGTGAAAACCGACCCTGCGCGGCTTGAACGAGGTCTCCGTCCGCGAAACCATCTTCCCGCGCTCGACCGCAGCGTTCTTCTCGTGGGTGTTCCACAGCTTGCCGCACTCGCCGCACCGGTACCCCGCCCGCTCGATCTGCTCCGGGGTTGCAGCCATGCCGCCCTCCCAGCTCACCTCGCCGACCGGGTGAAGCTCGCCATCGTCCCCGAGGTAGCGGCCCTCCTTGAACTCCTGGGAGTATTTCCGGGACCAGCGCAGGGGCTGGTATTGCTTGCAATACGGGCAAGGAACGTGCCAGTCGAAGATCACGTCGCAGGAGTTGAGCTGCTTCCAGATGTTGCCTTCCTCCGTGGTCGGCGTCGAAATGATGCCGATCTTGCGCCGAAAGAAGGTCTCCGTGCGTTCCACAGCCAGCTTGATGGGCGAAGCCTCCTTCGTCGTGATGTAATAGCCGGGCTTGTCAACCTCGTCCAGCATCACGACGCGCATCGGGCGGCTCGCCAGCTTTGCCACCGACGACGCCCACCCCATCGCCACGTAGGCCCCGTTCGACAGGGTCATCTCGTCCTTGTTGAACTGGTTCCGCACGATCAGCCGGGCGAGATCGTCGTGGGCCTCGAACATCGGCTGGATCCGTTTCTTGCTCATGTGCTCCGCCGTGTCTTCGTCCGCCATGACCAGCATCATCGAGCACGGCTCCTGATGGGCGAAATACCCCATGACCGTAATCAGCATTTCCGTCCCCGCGATCTGCGCGGATTTGCAGACCACGACCGTCTCAATGTCCGGGTCCTGGAACGCGTTGAGGATCGGCACCAAGTACGGGGTGCGCCGCAACCGCATGGGGCCCTCTTCCTCCGCAGGCTTCCGCAGAACACGGTACCGCTCCGCCCACTCTGCAATGGACATCCGCTCCGGGGGCCGCCAGGAATCAATTTCCCATTCGACCCACTGGATCTTCGGGACCCACGGCTCCAACTCCCGCAGGTCCGACGGACGGGGTGTGTTTTCCGCTCCTCGCATACCTGTCAAGCAAGTTCCATACTTCTTCGCTGATGATCCGGGCGATCTCCGCCCGCCCTTTGTACTCGAGAACCGGGGCCAGCCGCTGTGCGAAGTTCAACAACCCGCCCCGGACCTCCCGCACCCTCGCCGCCCACTCCCGGTAGACCTCCTCGCGCGAGATCAACGTCCCAGCCATCTGCGCCACGAGCATCCGCTCACGCTCCACGCGCATCTTCCGCAGCTCGATCTCCACCTTTTCGCGGGATTCCTGCCCCGATTCCCCGCCGTTTACCGGGACGCGGCCCTCCGCCTCAACCAACCGGTCCACATCCGCCACAGCCACCGTCCCGTCCGACGCCGGGATCAGCTTGCCCTTCTTGACGCGGATGTAGTACTGTCGCTTCGACCATCCGCCGCGCTTCATCGCTTCGGACGCTGACAGGCGCCCCGCGCCTGCCTTCTGTTCCGCGATCTGCGTTTCAAACTGCCGTTCAAGGGTCTGAAGCAGCTTGATCTCGGCCGGCCGTAGCGCCTCGCCGTCACGCACCTTCGACAGCAACGACTGGAATTGCTTGAGTTTTGCGACCTGGCTGATAGATAACAGCTTTTCCAGCTGATCGACGAGCCCGGCCCCTGGTTTCCCTACTTCGTCTGCCATCGCAAAAAATTCAAGTTACCTGCTTTTTCGATTCAAGGGGCGCGAAAACTGCGCGCGGCCGCGACCCCTATTGAAATCCCTGAGGGAAGGACCCGGCCGTTGCCGACAGGCCTGCCGAACGGGGCCCCACGCTCCCCTATATATAAGGGGGGTTTTATTGATTTCATTGAAAGGGCGTGGCCTGTAGGAATCATATATTTAATGATAATATAGACAAATAATTGACTATATATCCTTTTTACCTGTAAAAATAACAACTTAATAATCATTTAGTAATCCATGTCAGCTCTAACATGAAAAAAGACCCCCCTTATATATAAGGGAGATCGCCCGCCCTGCCAGCCACCCGCCCCCGGCGCGGCACCATGCTGTGACGCGCACCGCCTTGATTTCCTTGCATTTTTCCAGGCCAACGTCCGTCAACCCCCGATTTTCTGCATCAGCTGCCCCCGGTCCATTCCCTTCGCCGCGGTGAGGATGGCCGCGAGGTCTGCCTTCTGCCCCCGGATCACAATGC